TTGTACGTCGTTGCCTGTGTTATCCGCCTCATCGATGATGATGACTTTATGTTTAGAAGATCCCGTAAGTGAGACGGTCGAAGCGAAGTTCTTTGCTTGGTTCCGTACAGTATCCAGGAAACGCCCTTCGTCGGATCCGTTGATGACATAATAATCTGCCCCCAGTTCATTACATAATGCTTTTGCTATAGTAGTTTTACCAATACCAGGAGGTCCAGCAAGAAGGAGATTTGGAATCTCACCCTTTGCTACAAACTCCTTAAAAGTTTTTTTAGTATCATCAGGGAGAATACAATCATCAATCACTTGAGGACGGTATTTCTCGCAGAATAAGAATTCACTTGTCATAATAAATTTTTATAGTATAAATAGTTCAAGGACGGTAGTTTTCAACCAGTTATGATTATATACAAAATAACCAATATGGTAAATGGAAATTTTTACATAGGTCAAACATCCAAATCAAAAGAAGAAAGATTTCAAAAACACAAATACGATGCTACATATGGTTCAAAAACATATTTGCATCGTGCTATGAGAAAATATGGTTTTGATAACTTTACCATAGAAGAAATAGAAAATCAAGTACTATTGGAAAATTTAGACGAAAGAGAAATTTTTTGGATAAAAAAATTAAATCCAAAATATAATATGACTGATGGTGGAGAAGGTTGCAAACCACTAAATTCTCCAAACTTTATAAATGCTATGAAAGAATATCATAGTAAAAAACCAAAAGAAGAATATGCTACTTATGGTATGCTTGGAAAAAAATTTCCAGATGAAGCAAAAGAAAAAGTTGGAAGAGCAAACTCATATCCAGTTGTTTGTGAAGGAAAAGAGTTTCCATCAATCAAAGCAGCAGAAGAATACTATAAAAGTTTAGGAACTCCAAAATCAGTTAGAAAAAGAATTGATAATCCAAATCATCAAGATTGGTATAGAATTAGACCCAAAAGAATTTTTTCATAATCAACACTTTAAATGAAAATTATTTTGTTTTGGAGTGACCCAACGAAGATTTTCAACATAATTATTTAAATTGTTTCCGTCAATATGGTCTACCCAAGCAGTTTCCCTAACCCATTCTCTAAAGCACTCTGGAACTTTATTCCAATCATTTTTAAGTAGTTCTGGAGGAAAATCATCTATTGGTTTCCAAGATTCAATAACAGCACGATGTATAGGTATATTTAAATATTTTGATTTTAAATATGGAAACAAATTTTTTGGCACATTAATTGCAACTTGATAATAAGTATTATTGTAATTATTTTTATTTCCCCTCAAACATAATTTTCGATAATTATTTGTTTTATTATTATAAACTTTTCCATATTTTGTAATATAATGATTTGGAATTTCTTTACCAAATCTAATTAATGGTTTAAATTCTTCATTATCAAAATTAAATAAATTTATCATACCCAATCAGGTTTACGTTCTGGCATACGAAGATAATTAGATGCAACCCAAGGTTTGGATGCGATGTATCTTTTGTATGCTTCAAATGTATCAATAGTGTCGTCAAACTTCCATTCCTCAGGCATAGCACGAGCAAATGGAGTCACCTCCGTAATCTTACCCTTGGGGAACAAGTAATATGCGTCCACAAGAGTCTTGTAACAGGAGTGAGTTTTATTATACCGCAGGCAGTATTCATCAGACAAGTTCAATCCCCACTTAATTAACCAGTAGGCATTGTGGATGCTCTCCAATGCCCACTTGGTACAGGGATGATTGCGGAATGCTCCTTTCTCGGTCTTGTAAGGGGTTCCATCTGCCTTGGGAAGAGTTCCATATCCATGCCCCCACTTCTCCGAGGCAACAATAGCAAGCATCTGGCAGGCTTCTACAGGCATTTTCACCACTAATTTGTCAGGAAGTACAATTGCACTCTCTGCCGGAAATTTATGTGTCACAAAAATGTTCATAATAATCTGCAAGTTTCCTCAACTCTTCAATTGTAGCATCTTTTTTTAGAATGTTTGCTCTCCTACTAACGACAATAATATTTTCTTTAATGTATCCTTTTGTATTGTCTATTCTATCAATACTTGGGGCATACATCCAAGTTTCTCTTTCTTCTCTTTTTAGTGGGAATCCAAATACTGGACAAGTATCTGGAATATTAATATCGTCTTTTGTAAGGGCAAACTCTATGTTTGCTTTTTTTGCTCTTTGTTTTGCGTTATGATAAAGAACTTTTTTTGCATCAATTTTCCAATCTCTATTTCTTCTATTTTTTTCGTTTAATTTGGCGGAACATTTTTTACAAATATCTTTTGTATCTGAATTAACATTCCATTTTTCAATTAAACTAAATTTGTTGAGATTTAGAGATTGATTGCACTCTTTGCAAACCTTATATCTGTTTGGATTTTCTTCTCTATGCTTCACGCCAAACTCTCTTGCATTATATACATTCATACATTTACAAGAGCAAAACTTTTTTTGTCTTTTGCCAAGAGTAGAATTGCATTCCAAACAATACATCTGCTTACATTCCAACTACATAAGTATTTATAAAAATGAGTACTAACAGATACTTACATTTAGAAACAATATTTTTCAATATAAGACAATACTAAATCTGGTTTATCTTCAAGATAGTATGCTTCTAGTTCATAAACTTGGTGCTGTTTAGATATATTTGAAGATCTAACCACATCATTAAGTTTCCATTGATCCAAACTTATATTTGAAATACCGATTGGACCCCTTTTACAAGAATGAATCATATGAACTGCTTCGTGATAAACAGTCTCATTAACATAGTGTTTTACGGGACTTATTGTATTTTTTATATTGTTAGTGCAAATTATAAATTCTGGGGTCTTTAAGAATCCAAATATTTCTTTGTTTCTGCAAATAGGAGCATTTTCTTTTATAATATAATGTTTGGAAATAATTTTGTTTACTATCTCATTTCCAATCGGTGTCAAATAAAAAAGAAAATCCATCAACCAAAAGTAGAATCAGGTTCCATAGCAATGTAATAACAAATATTGTACTTATTATTGGAAAACTGCGATAGTAGTTTTGATGAAATTACTACTTCATACGTACCAGGAATAATTTTAATATTTTCAACTTTAAAATTGAAAACGAATTCATTGTTAGTTTCACCAACAATAATAGAATATTCATTTGAGGTATCATTCTTTTTATCACGAACCACCAAACGAATTACTCCATTCTCACCAATGGCAGCAAGATCGGGGAGTTGATATACTGCTGCTGCTTTGATCAGTTTGTCAAGTTGCGAATGCTCCAGATTAAAGCAAACATCTTTTGATGGAAGTTCAATTTGCTTTTCTGGGGGAGAAACAATGACTTCAGGATCAGCAAAGAAATATTTTGCTTTCCTTTTCCCCTCTCTAATAGTTACATAAGAATTATCCGTAAAATCAAGATCAGGATCTTGGTGAAGGTTCAATCCATTTAAAAATTGATTGAGATCATAGATAGCAAAATCCCTCGGAAACTCTTCCTGGATTTTTGCTTCTCCAAGAATATTTTTCATAATTGAAATGGTTCTCAAATTAGATCCATTTTTAATTAAGATAGATTGATTAATTGATGCAAAGTTTTTTAGGACTGTAATAGTTTCTTCAGAAAGTTTCATAATCAATATTGATAGGTGTTGGTGGTGTTTTTGTGGAGTCCAGCAAAGTGATACAGAAGGATACAGTAATGGATTGCCTTCAAGATGTCAAGTTTTGATTTTCCATTTTTCTTTCCAAATCTTGAAAGATACTTAATTGCATTGGATCTAGTAAATGCTTCAGCATCACCAATACTTTCAATCAAATCAAGAGTTTGAGTTTTAGATTGTTCAGAGGTGTAATGAGAATGATAAGTTTGAGATAGATACTCTTCAATTTCTTTAAGAGTTTTATCTTCTTCATACTTCCAAAAATTATTGTTGTTTGTTCCGTTGAAATTAATTTTATCTGTTTGAAATCCCCCAAAATTCAAATAATTATCACCAAGAAAGTTATTGATACCAATATAATCAGAATTCTGATTATTTTCAGAAATTGAGAATGGTTCTGGCATTTCAGACATAAATCACAAATAGTAATGTTTAATTTAAATTATCTCACGTTTGTAGATATTAGTCAAGAAGACATTTTGCTGAATCCTTTGACCTTCTCCACTTTAATCACTCTATCAAATTTGTCAATCAGTTCGTCTGTCTTATGGGATATCACAAAAATATTTGAATCTTCAATAATATATTTGATAATCTTGGTAAATTGATCTGTTCCGGTAAAATCCAGCGAACTATCAAAAACTTCATCAAGAATTAAAAGATTAGTGTTGACAGAATTTTTCATTTTTGCTATTTCTCGCCAAGTGAATAAAATGGCAAGATTAATTCTCATTTTCTCACCTTCACTAAAAGATTCATAAGTAAAGTCTTGATGAATAGGAGTTTTAATATTTTCATTAAATTCTTCATCAAAATTAAAGTTTATATAAAAATCCATCATATTCAAATATTTGTTTATCTGAATATTCATCAGAGGTAGATACTTTTTAATTACCTTTGCTTTAATTCCTCCATCTTTT